ATCTGATACTGGTTGTTGCTGATGTAGAATTAATATCAATGTCTTCAGCTCTACTTAACTCATTGTTTGCTATTGTTAGTGGATTAGTTGAACCAATGACAATAGTTCCGTTATCTGCAACACTAAATACTTTAGTATTCCCACTATCTAAGTGTCTATATCCGAAAGTAGTACCTCCAGTGCCAGCTCCTTTTGTAGTAAGTTTGTTACTAGTTTCAAGTGTAGCAGTACCAATCAATAACTGGCCAGACTCAAAGTGAAAGTTAGTATCAGATGTAAGTGTATTAGGTCCAGAACCAAAAGCTACTTTATTAGCAGATGCTGTACCTCCCATTGTTCCAGAGGTAGTAATTTGCGTAAAACTGATTGCATCAGTACCTAATGTAGTAACTTCTGAAACAGTAAACCAAAGAGTACCCGCGTTTGTTGAACCGTCCTGAATAAGTACATACACACCGTCAATTTCTCCAGCAGTGTTCATCCAGTCAACACGAGTAAGCACAACACTTGTACCTACACCCCCCACTTTATAGACACCATTGTTAAATGTACCACCACTTCCACCAGTAACAGAGTCTTTTACTAAGATAGTTTCATCATTAGCATATGTTACTCCATCATGTGTAAATGAAGTCCCACCAAGGGTAATAGTTGTTGATGTTTGAGCTGTAGCTGTTAAAATGCTAGCAGTTGCGCCTCGCGCGCTACCAGATTTTAAACCTGCTACATTGTTAAGTACCCAACCAACAGTAGCAGCATCAGTATTAGCTGATGGAGTACCATTAATAGTAATATTAGAACTGAATGTTTTAGCTCCATCAATAGTTTGGGTATTAGATAAATCTACAAAGTTTTGAGTAGCTGAGCCAGTACCACCATTACTTATTGCCAATACTCCAGTTACTGAAGCAGCGTTTGATAAAGTAATAGCACCAAAGCTTAAGTTAGTACCATCATGACGAAGAATTTGACCACCGACAGAAGCTGTAATTGCAGCTACGTCACCAAGACCTGTTCCTGCCTTACCGAGTACAGACAATCCGGCTAATTGAGCTAAGTTACCATAGGGTAAATCACCAGTAATAGCATCTGTATCAGATAGATCTAAAGCTCCCCAAGCATATGTTGATGTTCCGGTTACTCTAAGAACTTGTCCTACAGTAGAAGAGTTTGAGATAGCCGTAACAGCAGATGTACCATTACCTTGAAGTAATCCAGTTAGCGTATTAGCTCCTGTACCACCATTGGCTACAGGAAGTACGCCAGTAACAACAGTAGCTAAGTTAATGTTGCCAGCAGTTGCTAGAGTATTTAAAAAAGTATTTATGGTTACAGAAGTAACACCTGAACCAGCGTCTGCTGCAGTAATACCTGAACCAATAAAGTTTATGGTTGTATTTGATGCTCCAACAGTGGAACCTTCTTCTTGAACAGTTGCGTATCCACCAGCACCAGCAGTAGCATTAAGTGTGGTGCCTGAAATGGAAAGGTTTGTACCTAACGTAAGAGGTACTGTATCTGTAGCACTATGGTCATAGAACCATAAATGATCTGCTCCTGTACTAGGAGACTTGATAGCGAATATATTAGACGAATCTGAGACAATTAAAGAACCCGGATTTGTTGATAACGCTAGTTGATTTTGTTTAATTTTTGATTGTGCCATTATATATAATATATTGCAGTTATTTTATCAGAAGGAACTAGCGCCATCACCATTGTGACGGATGTCCCCACTATTGAATAGTCATCAGTATCATCTAAATATTGTCCATTGCGAAATATTAGAATTTGCATGCTAGCTAAAGGAGTAACAGCTAAGTTAAATCCTGTACCAGTAATCCCAGAAATCTTTTCTTTAAGCGGAGTTCCTGAAACCCAAGATCCACCAGAATAAACTAGAATGTCTCCATTAGTACCTCCGGGTAAAGATCCTGCTGTTGTCGTCCATACAGGAATAGTTCCATTAGATCCTAACACTTCCATAGAAGTTCCTACAGGTAATCTTTCCCAGTCCCCAGAAGCATTTCTATAAATAATATCTCCAGTAGCATTGGTAGGAAAATCTACCCTCACTTTACCTGAGTTTATATACAGTGCATGTTCTGTTGATGGAGCGTCTAATTCAAGTGCTCTATAGTTATTAACTGTTGTAATAACAGGTTTAATATGAGCAGATCGAATAATACCTGTATGAAGTCCTTGGTCTATATGTGTATCTATTAATAAATCCGTATAAGTATTCGTTCCGCCAGTAGCTACATTTACAGTACCCATTATCTGAGCATTGTACATAGCACCCACATTAGTAGAACGAGTAGCTATTGATTTAAAAGATGGAGTGTTTGTTGCTGTACCCCCAGCCTCAACAATTACTGTACTATCAGAGTTTAAATAAAGATCTCCACCAGATACTTGTATTGGAAATGTCCCACCTGTAGATAGATTAATAGCATCAGGATGTATATAAACTTCCTGTAACGCGCCTATTGTAATAGCTCCATTATCAGCAACTTTAAGTACTTCTGTACCAGCAGAGCTCTGATGAACATAACCATATGTTGATAACGAAGTTCCTGTTCCTTTCGATGTTATTCTTGAGATAGCTCCAGTTATAGGATTACCTACAGTTAGATATGTGCCATCGAATTGCAAGTCATCGTCCGTAGTTAAGGTAGTAGAATTTAACCACCAAGATACTCTATTAGTAACACCAGAAGAAGTTAATGTATTAGCAACCGTAAGGGTATTAGCTACATCATTATATGTTAATGATATTCCAGAACCTGCAATTAGTAAAGACGACACTCTATCATCTACAGCCTCACTAAAATCTGTAATTGCTGAAGATGCTAAAGAGATCGAAGTATTTACAGCCGAAGTTATTCTTCCTTTTAAATCTACTGCTATAACTGGAACTGCTGACGATGTACCATATGTTCCAGCAGTTACTCCACTATTTATTAGTGTAGCAGTAATAACTGGAGTTGTAGTAGGATTCGTTATTCCTAAATCTATGTCTGTAGAATCAAGAACTCCAACAGAAGTTACGCCAGAAAATACTGTACTATACCAACCATGAACACCAGATCCGTCAGTTCCATAATATTTACTATTTCCAGGAGCCGGAGAGTCATTTATTAATTGTATAGATGTACCATTAAACTCTAAGGCCCCCCCTAAAGTTAATTCTTCAACTACACCACTAGTTGCTACCTTACCTAATATTGTATCAGCAGTAGCACTGTTAAGCAGAGTGTATAAATCTAGATCTATATGATAGTATTCGCCAGATGAGCCTCCTTGTTTACCCGTTAAACTGTTATGAGCAGGTACTGTAGGTGTATAAGTAACAGGAGCCCAGTTTGTACCATTAAAAGTTAAAAATTGTCCGTTGGTAGCTCCGCTAATACTTAATTGACTATATCCTAAAGTTCCTCCTAACGTACTTAATAATACATTAGCAGGTATAAAAGTTAGACTTGTGCCTGAACCTATTACAGCAAGCGTTCCATTAGCTATAGATATAGCTGAGTTTATAGAAGTTAAGTTTCCTTTTGTTATAACAGGAATCGCCTGTGTAGTAGTTTCTAATGATTGTAACGCTGCTTTTATAGTACTATTATCAGGTATAATTGTTCCCGTAAAAGTTCCTAAGTTTATGGCTGCAGCAGCAACGCCAGACAGTGTAACTAAAGATCCTAAATTCAACTTGTCTTGAGCCGACATTACACCAGCTAAGGAAGTTGTGGCAGTTACAATAGTTGTAGGCGCGCCTGTAGAAGAATCAATTACGACTGTTGTAGCTGTAGGACTATTCGTAAGATCAGTAGCTGTACTACCTCCCGTAAATAATTCTAAAGCTTCTAACAAGTTTACACTATCATTGTACAGATTTAGTCCTGCTCGTGAGTCACTAAGGTTGTTCGGTTTATTGGAAACATTTAGTGGTATATTTACTTGTCGTAATCTTTCTATAGTTAACATTGTATTTGTTTTGAAGGCTTAAAAATAAAAAGAGGAAAGAGGCATCAGTTCCCCTTCCCTCTTTAAAGTTATATGACAAAGAAAGCCTACAGTGTTACAATAGCATCATTGTGCGTAGTAGACCCTAACCAGCTATTGATGATACCATCAAAAGTAGCAATTAGTCCATTTGGCGTAGTGCCTGCAGAGTAAGCAGGAATGCAAACAATGTCTAAGAAAGGTGAGTGAGTGGTTGTTAAATGTCCGATTTCACGAGTGTTACCATGAGAGAAAGAGTAGATAGTATACTTTTCACCAGAAACAAAAGGAGTAGTAAAGTTAACTACAGGAACATCAGTGTGACGCAAGTTATATTCGCGCTGACCTTGAGTTTTTTGCCAGTACAAATCAAGTGTACGATATTGACCTTGACCTTCGTCAGCCTTATTAGCATGAAGATAACGTACGGTATTATAATCGAATCCAAGCGGCAAAGCTACTTCTAGATATACTTTAACTGGTTCAACATAATCTACGTATGCAGTAGTATCATCAAGTCCTACAATCATAAGCATATCAGCAGTACCGCCAGTAGCAGATCCTGCAGAAGCCAAGTTAGTTACCATCAGGCTCCAGGTTACGTTAGCAATTACATCACCAAAAGCAGTTACAGCAGCATCTTTAATAGATGTAGCCATAGCTTCAGTAAGAATTACGTTTTTAGTACCAGCAGCTGTAGTAACAGTAGGAATAGAGTCACCAGCAACGATAGGATCACCGCCACCAATTGCTACACCAGTAGTACCAGTAGTATCAATCAAGAAAGCAACGATAGGAGCTTTGTTAGGGAAACGCGCATTAACAGAAAATGCTGTTGAATTACGATTGATTTCCCAAGAAAGATTTGTAAGGATATCATCTGTAGCTAGTGCGTCAGACATGCTCAGTGCAGTGTAATCTCTAGACGTAAAGCTAGGACGAAGATAAGAAGATTCTTCAAGAGAAAAAGCTTCCATAGTTCTACGACCACGAAGACCAATAGAGATTTGATAGATAGTGTTATCTAGTACATTTACTGCATTTGCTTGACCAACAGTGTTACCAATAACCCAAACAGAATGTTCTGGCTCACGATAAGCTTGTTTAGTTACAGTCACAGTACCACGACCATCAATTGCAGAAGTGGAACGGAAAGGACGATTCCATAAAGGATAAGTAGTAGTAGCTGCTGGGTTAGCAGATTGGCTAGTACCACTAAAGATTTTAATTACGGGTGCTTCAGCAACCGTAGGAGTAGCATCAGTGAAAGTGTTAGCAGCAACAGTGCCCCAAACGCTATCAGATACAACACCAAGCTGACCGTCAGCTAGACTTACTGCTCCAGTAGAGGAGTTGTAGTAAGTGCCAGAAGATGGAACAGTTGTTTGACCGACTTTAGCGACAACGAAAGATTCGAGGCGCCGTTTGTTTGTATTAATCATTATTTATTCTTGTTCGAATACTTTTTGTGATTTCAATTGAATATACTCTGGACTTTCTATATTCATTGCTGCGATTTGACAAGCAATGTCTACAATTTCAGAGTGAGTGTGTTCAGGGAATTCTAAGGTTGATTCTGGATAAGTTACTCCATCTATATACACATATCCTCCAAAGTTTACTTTATTTGGATATTTAATGTACTCCGGATATACCTTCGCTACGACTAATTGATTCGGATAAATGTATACTGCCGAACCACCATTATCTAAGCTTCTACCAAAAGTGTAAGGAATAGAATCCAATGACCCATTATAGAATGGATCTCTTAATGCAGTCTGTAAATCATCATGTTGTACAAATCGTAATGGTACAGATTTAGTACAATCAGCTGAGACTGTTATATCTACATATAAGTTTATCATTTGATAATACTTATAAGTTAATTCTGATAAATTTATACTATAGACGCCTGAATCAACTGCAGGAATAATTCCAGTTTGAAGTGGAAACTTTATTACTACAGAAGACAAATCGTCTATACGTTTTTGAGAAGCTTCAAATCCTTCGTTTCTATTATTACGAGGAGAAGTACGCCTTTTTAAGAATATCATTTGAGCTTCGTTAAGAAGCCAATCCTTTTCACCTTTTCTAAAGTTCTCTTTAGAGAGGGTTCCAAAGCGATCTATTCCTAAATCAAAAGCGTAATGTAATTCTTTAATACTCATTAGGAGTTTTTAGATTTAATAGCCGCCGTCAACTCATCAACTTCGGGAGCTTTTTTCGGGTTAAGTAAGAAATCAATTGCCTCTTCTTTTCTATCACCAATTACAATTTGACCAGAAGGACGAATCCATGTGTAAGAACCTTGACGTTCAAATACTATTCTAGCTTCAATAGCCTGTAGAAGGAGGAAGCGAGCCTCTAATTCTTCACGACCTGGAGCTGTAGCTAGTAAATTATAAATCTCCATGAATTTATCTATATTAGAACCTTCCGTATAAGAAGATTTATCTATATATTCAATAAGAAGATTATTTACTTGTTCGATTGTCAGAGTTGTTTTTGTAGAAGTAGTTAGTTCTAATAGAGAAACAATCTTACGTTTATAAGTATCTGTAAGTTTTGTATCGGCTAATGCGTTATATACTTTAAGCTTCAGTTGATTCTTTTGAGCTTTAAGGGATTCAGATTCGTTCTCTAGAGCAATATACCATTCAGCTTTTGGCCACATATGAGTTCTCCACTCGCGTTCGGAATTAGCAACTTTAGAAGAGCCGAGTAACATATAGTAACCCATTTCTCCATCTAGTGTATCTAAATCAAATACAGTGCATCCATCCTTTAGTTTCCAAGACATCCTTTGAAAGTAAGTTCTTTCAGGATCAGGTTTATTGTCTCCTTTTGATAAAGCCTCATTCGTAAAGTACCCAGCAGGTTTTCCCCACTTTTGTTCTAGTTTTTGTTGAAGAGTAAGTCCATGACCTTTTTCATCTGTCTTTACTTTACCATCTTCTATCCAAGGAGTATAACTAATATAGTTAGCTAGCCCACCTTGCTTTAAACTATATAAGCATTTGAGAGTGTCAGTACAATCTCCAATTTTTGATTTCTTAAGATTGACTCCGGAAGCCGAAGTCCATTGATTAACGCCGAGAGCGCTTTCACGTTGACAATTTGTTATCGTAGTGGCTTTTTATCCTCTACTTCTTACACTTTACTATTGTGTAAGTTCGGCGTACATTTTCATCTGCTAGAGATGCGGGAGACTCTTGGAGATATTTTTGAAAGGTTTTTCTCAATCTCTACGCTCTACAAGGATTACTACCTTTGTAACCCTCACGGTATTATCCTAAATTGAAAGAGGACTTCACCGTTTTTCCCCCGAGTTTCAATCTACATTGCTGTAGAAAGCGACCCAACGTTGTTTGCGATTAATTTAACTAATTCTATAAATTCTTTATAGTTCATCGAACCTTTTAGAAAATTACATTGTGCGCAACAAGAAACTACATTTTCTTTAGTGTAGCCTAGATTATTGTTTTTTCTATCTAAACCATTATATAGTAATTCAGTATCTTTAGATTGATACTTCATATAAGTATAAGGCACACGTCCGCAATAGGTACAATTAGAGTTAGTTAACTTATCAAACAATTCAAAATCTAAACTAAATACTAATTTTCTCGGAATTGATGTTCTAATGTATTTATCGTATAATTGATGTTTGTAAAATGTTTTATCATCTACTAATCTCTTTTTACGAAATCTGTCATACACTACTTCTTGTTGTATACATCCACAAGATTTAGTATTTCCATACTTAAATCTAATCCTTTCTAAATTAATAATTTTACCACAATCACATTGACATTTATAAACTGGCTCAAACATTACCTCTGACTTCTTATAAAATCCTTCTAAAGATAATATAGTTAGTTTGTGAAACTTGGTTCCTGTTGTGATTGTAATGTGTTTAGATTTTTTATGCTTTACAAGTTGCATTTTTGATCGAATATACGAATACTAATTTTGACATAATTTATAATTCCTTTTTACCCAAGGAGTCAGGGACTTTAATAGGACTTAGGGTTGCCTATAAATATTATTTATGATGTAGATTAAACCAAAAAGATCCAGCAGCTATAATTGTGTTTTGACCGATTATAAGTGGAGTTGGAGGTGCTACAATACTAAGTAATGTGATAGCTGCTAAAGTAGCTATGATAGCTCTAAATATTATCCCTTCCTTCAGGACTTGTTTCTCCTGGAGTAGAAATATTAGTGCTACTGGTGCTATTATCCCCACTATTAATTGTAATACTTCTAACATTTTTCAAGTCTGCTAATACTTTGGGGAGGGAAAGAATTACAGCGGGATCTTTTTGTACAAGGTTACCAATATTCATAATAATGGTTACTATTCTCATACTTATCAAACCTATCGTGAAACTAAAAAGTCCCATTGCTTGATGACTCATACCGAGATAATGCTCTGCTGCATTAAAACAATATCCTGCTGTAATTCCCCCTACAAAAATAAGCGTTAGGGCTCTAATGAAAGATAATTTTGTCTCAAAAGTAAGAGATATTATTCCTCCCACTATACCCGCTACAAACGCAGTAAATTTAAGACCTAACTGCTCTTCCCAATTCATTTATTAAATTTTAGTTATTGTGTTTAGTTGGTATGACCCTATTCGTTTAGCCCATTCTATAAAATAATCATAATCTTTATCCTTTTTTGCAAAGTTGCACATGGTACAACAAGGTAAAGCATTTTCTAATTTATACCCAATAGTATTATTTTTTCGATCTATACCATTTGTCATATAAGCTAGGCTATACCCTTTCCAACCTTCCCCATAACTTCTATTAGGGCTAATTCCACAATAGTGACAATTAGAAGAAGTTATATTTTTAAATTCTTCTTCAGATAAAGAAAATTCTAAACCTGCTCTTTTCGCTCTAGATTTATACTGATTATAAAGTCTTAAAAATGCAGGATTAGAGTTTGGAGGTTTTGTATTATTTTTACCTTGGGCAGCTGTTATTTCTTTTCTTAAACAACCACAGGATTGCGTACTTCCATTAATAACACTTTTCGCAACTCCTACATGACGGCCTCCACATTCACACTTAAATTCGTAAGCTGTGGGAGCTCTGTCAGAATATATTAAATATCCGAGTACTTGAACTGCTGTAAGTTTACCAAAAGTTTTCCCAATTATTTGTGAATCATCTTTCCTAGAAAGATCAAACACTAAGTTTTCTTGTATCTTCATACTTCAAATATACAATATTTGAATAAGATAACCTAGTATTATTGGGGCAATTATTATTGATTATACTAATGGGACAAATTGTTTATGATTATTTTACAGGTTAGCTCTATCACGCCTCGAAATCATAAATGAAGCTACCAGTACGAGTGATGTCTTTGATCCAAAGACCAGCCGTAGTACGGCAGAACATATCGTAACCAGCTTTCAAGCTGCCAGCATTACCGCCTTTAACAGGACCAGTTGGGCTCCAAGTACCAGTAGTATAACCATAAGAGAAAGTATCTTTAACTTTCAACATTTGGATGTTCTGGTCACCGTTCATGCTACCTAGATCTAGGAAGTCAATACGGGCAGAATCAACTGGAAGATTTGGATACTGTGGGTGCATGCGCTTGCAATAGATGCGTGAATCGTACATCTCATTGTGAGTCATATCTGCAGAAAGACCGTGTGGCCCATTGTAGCGAGTGAACTGAGCACCGTAAGCCAAGTGTGGAGTTTCTACTGGAGAAGCAATTTTGTTAATGAAGTTAGTATCTACAGTCAAGAAACCGTTAGAAATTGCTACGAGAGCGTCGTGGAACAGTTGGCTGCCAAGTTGACCTGTCATACCTACAGTTTTACGTTCTCCTTCACCTCTGCGAGTAGTATAGATATCCAAAAGGAAATCTTTAAGATCTGCTACAGAAAGAGGACCAGAGTAATAGGATTGCCAACCGTCTTTTTGTTGTTGACGAAGACCAGCACCAGTTTTGATCCAGTAACCGTCAGGACCCATAATGGTTTGTTTTTTACCATAAACCAAGTGAGCTTCTACGCTACGGTAGAGTTCGTCCCACATTTTAGCTTCAGCCATAACCAAGAAGCGTTCTGCCATCTTAGTTTTACCGTCTACAGTGTAACTGAATTTAACAGACATTTTGTCTGAATCTCTCCATGCTTTATCTGTAACAGTAATTTGTTGAGCGAATGCAGATACTTGAGACTCAAGCATATAAGAGTTAGGATACTGTTGACCACCACCTATACCATTATATTCAGATTGAACAGAAGTCCATACTTTAGAGAACTGCTTACCTTGTTCGAATACACTAGGTGGAACGAACTGAGCAGGGTTGTCTCCTTGAAGACGAAGAGTATAAACATAACCAATACCATCAGCGATAGGACCATCTACGATAGCCATTGGGTATTCGTTGTCATCACCCATGAGTACTTCAGGCGCATGGAAGAAATCAATATCCAATTTCACTTTAATAAGTGAGCCATTAATACCTGGAGTAGTGTTAGCTGATTCGAGGTTTTCGATTACAATTGCAGAGCGTTCTTCTGCACCTTGTAGAGTCCAACGATAGATCTCTTGGTCGATTTCTTTTGTACCACGAGACTTACCACCAGTCATAGCGACCAGTAATTTAGGATTGTAAAGAGCACTTTTAGAAGAGAAGATAGTCGTAACCATGTTCTCAAGAAGTTGTGGCTTACCAGTTTCGTAAGCGTGACCAAGGTGTTGTGAGTCAATAAAACTTCCACCGAAGCCTTCAAGACGCTTTATAATAAAGCTTGATTGAGGAGTTGCCATATTTTTTAATTGTTAAACCACTTAGAGAAGTCAAAGTCTTCATCAGCTTTCTTGCTGGAACCCTTTGTCTGTGTCTTTGGGTCTAATTTAGAGTTCATTAATTCTTTTAATGATTGTGTCGCTTTAGTTTGCAGTTTCTTCTGCAGTTTTTCAAAGTTAAAGCCTTGTTTTGGATCGTAATCAGCTAATATATTAGCCAGTTGTATTTTATGCTGTGGATTTTCGTACACTGAATCTAGTGTAGCTTCGAATCCAGTAGTATTCTGTGATGTTGGTGTAAAGAGAAAAGTCTTTAGCCGATTCTTCCTATTAATATCAAACTCATCTGAGGAATCTATTAGAGCTGTAACATCTGTAATTTCTTTACGAAGAGTTTCTAGTTGTGCTTCTTGTTCAGCTTTTGCTTTTTGAACTAAGGCATCTTTCTGTTCTTGACGATGCGTCTTTAAGTACTCTAGTGCATCTTGTGCTTCTTCTTCAAGATCTCCAATCTCTGCAAGTTTCTCTACTCGTTTATCTAATTGTGCGTCATCTAGTTTTGGACTTAAGATTCTATAGTAAGATTTAATTACGGCCTTTCTCGAAATGTCATCTCCTAAATCTAAAGCTTCAACATCAGTTAATTTTACAGCTTCTAAGTAATCTTTTAAATTTTGACCTCCATTTAATCCGTACTCTAGTAGCGGCTTGAAATCATCTGGAAGTGAATTCCAAATATTCTGTGCTACTTTAGCGGTTAGATTTTTCTTTGTTAAGGTAAGAGCTTCTTGTATAGAATCTGCATTACCTTTAAACTTAAAATCATCTGGAACATCAAGTACTGCTACTTCCTTTAAGTAGTTAAAGTACGCCTCTGCTGTTTCATCTACTGTGTCATCATCACTATCTGAATCACTATTACCATTGGTACTAGAGTCAGTATCGGTACTATCTTCTGTACTACCCTCGGTTGATCCTTCTGTAGAATCATTACCTTCATCACTATCTGAATTGTTATTTGCGGCGTTGTGGATAGATTCTTCTTCCTCGGCCAGCATAGTATCTAAGTCAATCATACAAATATATTATATGTGTATTTTATACACCTTGTTTTTTTAAAAAAATTTCACGTCCAATAGCACATTACCTGTTTTGAGTAGGTTTTTGAGCTGCTTTTTTAGTCTCTAGCTTCAATTTAGCTTTGTCCATCTCTATCTTATGAGCATCCATTCCAATCTTATGTTTGAACTTTTCGATCTCTAATTGGTCAGGTGTTCCGTCATTATCAGAGTCTTGATCTTGTAAAAACTTAAATGAATCAATCTCTGCAATATGAATTTTAGTAGCTAACTCATTCGCTTGCTTTTCTAACTCAAACTCATGTTGAGCAGCTTGAATACGTTCGTTAGAATCGTACTGCATTTTAGTTTGCTCTTGTAATGCCTTTTCAGATTTAGCTTCTGATTCTATGATATAAGACTCTAGTTGCTCAGTCGAATCTGTACGTAACATCTTAACAATATCAGAGAACTTAGCTTTATCATTTTGAAGTAAGGCTTGTGAAAGATTCTCAAGAGATTTGAATACGTAATCATCCTTAGGAGAGTTAGACATAAATATACCCATCTGTACATTAGTAAGTGTATCAGGAGTAATATTAAGAGTCTCTATAGAGAGATCATCTAGGACAAACTGCTTCGTTATCTTCTTACCTTTATAGCACTCAATCATTACAGTTGAGAAATTAGATAACATCTTTTCCCAGTGCTTATCGTGCGCTTGATAATATACTTCTGTAATAGTGGACGACATCTGTATATTAGACTGCGCGTTCGTAACAGCCTCGGTTGGAAGAGCTTGACCTTCTCTTTGACGATTAACACCAGCTACATCAGAGATCTGTTGATCTATAGCTGAGAGTAACTGCATATAGTTATTAATATAGTCAGTCGTAGACCAGTCAGTCGATGTAGGAGCAGAGCGTTGTCCGTATCCAGGTTGATCCGCATTCTGTAGAGGATTGTGAAAGTTAATCCCCATCTGAGTCAGGTAATACAGTGTCTTATCCCAGCCTAACTTAGGATCAAGTGTAGTCGTGTCTAAGTTAAAGATCCTTCCTCTATCTTGTGCAACTAAGCGTTTAAGCTTGTGCATTATAATAAAGTAAAGATACTGAAACGGTTTCATCCTATCCATAAGAGAGATAGCAGGAGCATTCATTGAAGACAATGCAACACCATGATATCCTAGTGATACCTTAAAAGGATTATCTATATTCCTAAACTGATCTTGTTTAGGCCCCATCATACAGTAAATATTATCTCCTATACGTATCCCTTCCCACACTTCAGGTATCCAAGAATAAGTTAGTTTATAAACCATTCCTTGAAGATCAGTCCATATCCAGTAGCTTGTTAACTTATTATACGCTTCTCGTACATTCTCTTTTATAGCGTGTGCTGGCGCCTCAAATTCTTCATCTACTATAGTTTCTGATTCGTCAGGAGTTCCTACTGCTGTAGTAAGAAATCCTACTCGCCGTTGTGATCTCCACTCTACGTGTTGAACTAGCCAATCACTAAATGTAGAATTATTACCATAGGAGCCTTCTTCTACAGAATTAAAGTAATTACCCATTAATATCTGAGAAGTTTCTTTATCAGCAAATCTTCCATGAGTTGTCGTATCAATTTGTTCTAGATCTTCCTTAGAAAGATACTCACCAAACTTGTCTAACACATCTCCGGGAGACATGTAAGTTCTGAATCCAGCATAAAGTCCATCTTGAATAAACTTCGTCTCAGGAGATTTATGATAGAAGAATCCAAGAGGATTTACTACCTCAAGAATAGGCTCTCCGTTTTGACGTCCTATATATCCTACTTCATATCCTGAAATAAGCGCGTGCTTAAACCCATCATTCTTACGATCAGCTAAGTCTAAGGTTCTCTCGTAATACTTTAGTAACTTATTAGTAAGAGTCTCTCGTGCATCTAAATAAGTAGTATTCATATACCGACTTATCTCTAGTGGGTCCATTGACGCAGCTTTCTCTTCTCCGAATACACTATTAATCTGAGAAAATACATACTGCTTTAGTAGCTCATCTCTATGAGCTAGCTTAGATTTAATACCATCCGCATTAGTTAGCACAGCCTTATACTTAAACGGTCTAGCTAATTCTTCTCCAAGTAGTACCTGAATCTTATTGTATGTCTTATTAAATGGTTTTACTTCATCCTCGTATTGACCAGCTTCGAGGCCAAGTGGTTCGCACTCCATTGCGAAGTCCTTCTGGTTTAGTACATTATTAAATAATTGATAATTTGATAACATACGATGATACTCTGACTTCACGTTTGTCGAAAACTCAGAGTTGTGATTCATAAGTAGTGAGTCTATTACACCTTTACACCACTCATAATCATTGGAGACTTTCTCTTTATAAGATAGTCTTTGTTTAGGAAAATTATTCATTACCTTTTTTGAAATATTCTTTTATTATTTACTACAGACTGTAGAAACTGTTTTTCCATTTCAGTATATAGTTCTTGCTGTTCGGGGCTTCGTTGCTTATTATATATTTCTTCAAGACCTATAACACATCCTATAAATCCCATTACAGCATCAAAGTTACCTTCCATATTAAAGTGTATCAGTTGCTGTAGTAAGAAAGGGTCCGGTATAAGATCTAGATTTCTCGTTATCTTAGTCTCGGTTACTTCTCGTGTTTCAAGTAACCAGTTACGTACATACTGTAGAGCTTCCCACTTTATCTTTTCATTAGACATTGGATACCCATATATAAGCGGCTGCCCAGTATTATACGATGCCTTACGATTAAATAGTGTTGTGGGCTGTAGAGCCAGTAACTCAAGTCGTTTTACCTTTTCAAAATAATCTTTTACATTACCTACGGCATTTTCAAAGTAAATCTTCGCATTACCATAAAATAGTGAAAGCTTATGAAGTGTCTCATTAACTTGAGACGTACCCATAAATGGACGGGAAATATACGACGCCACTATCTGGTTATGCCCAACAGATGTAGGATACTTATTAGTCTTTATAACATAGATAGCAGCAAAAGATTCCCCTGAGTTAGTATTATCTCTAAATGGGTCACAACCTATAATATAAGCTCCTTCTGGTGTTTTCTGAATCTTATCATCTATATACGGAGCTTCATACATTACAACACATCCTTCTTTAGAGTCTTGTTTCCACGGAAACTCATTTATAGCCGTAAGATTAAAATCAACATTATAGCTAATACCATTCGTAATAGAAGACTTATCAAAATAAAGGTCCACCTTAGAATGATTTAAGGAATACTGTTTTGTATCCATTAAGTCGGATAAGCGCTGTTGAAGTTCGAGTGAAGGAAATATAGAAGACGTAGATGCAAGAAACATCTCAGATGGCTTATTAGGTCGATACTGCATCTCCTTAGAAAGCTCTACAGACGAAGCCGTAAATTTAATCTTTTCTCGTTCTTTTTCCCAATAGGCTTTAGCCTTATCAACCATCGTATAACCGAAGTCATCCTTAAAACGATTAAGTGCCATATAAGCTGGAATAAAGAATCCGATACGACCCTTATTCTCCCACTCATCTGGTAGAGACATTATATCGTAAGCATCCGGATTGTAGAACATATCCTTTAAATCAAGTGTCCCATCTCCCATGTCACCACCTGTTCCTAACATCATAAGCATACCAGTCTTACGATCACCATCTTTAAGGTTATCTTTAGAGTCTCTATATACAGCCTTAAGATTAGAGAACATACCTGCTTCCTCTAACACAATCATTAAGTTACGAGCACCCTGATCCGCAAAGGAGTTATCTTTAAAAGATCTATGTTTCATCATAGACCCGGAGCCAGAATCTTCCCATCCTGTAGCCCATCTTTTTTCGTAAGCTGCTTCTACTTGTTTACCGACCCCCCAAGATCCAGTATATTGTTTGTATAGTGGTGGGGGATAATACTTCTGTCCAATCTTCTTAGAGCCTGGAAGAGCTTCAAGGGCTTGACGTATCTTCGTAAACATTAGGTTAGACCTGTGCGACTCCTCAGCTCCAATAGTTATATCTACTGCTCTTCGCTCTTGTCGTGCCTCCTCTGTATACTCTATAGCTCCATCAAATAACCATTCTTTAAGTGCGAATCCAAGTCCTACTACATATGACTTACCAGAGTCACGAGATCCTGCTATAACAGCATTTCTCATTTGGTTCTCATAAAGTGGCTTACCTAGATCAGCTGGATATGCTTGTAATATAGCATCATAAGGATGAACGAAAGTCTTACGAGTTCCATCCATCTTTAGAGTAGATGGCCATAAAAAGAATAGATCCTCATCCGTTAGGGTAGGATCTAATAGTGCATAATTAGATGACACATCATCAGCTAATTGGAATCCGGAGAATCCTTTGCACGCCATATAATAAGCAAAGAGCTTCCACTCTAAGTCCCTTAGGTTGGGACGAGCGAAGCTCTTTAAGTTTGACGAACCCTTATTTAATTGTATATGAGCAAGATTTACATAGAACGCAAGATTGGGAGGCATATAGTATCCAGACACCCAAATACCTTCTATACACTTCTGCTTCATATCTCTCCAGAAGGAAACATAATCGGCTGAAGCAGGGTGTAGATCAGGTATATCTATAATAAATTCTTTTGGATTAATCATCAATTTTTGTTGGTATAGAGTCCAAGAACTCTTTACACTTTTTATAAATATATTGTTGTAAATAACATATTACTTCTTCGGTATCATTAGATACCCTAGCTCCTATAGATTGCACTACCATAAACGCAGCATGATTTGTTTCATGTACCAGTATAGACGGATCTTCTTTGTAGGCAGTATGAGGTAAACATATCGTAATAGAATTACCATGATTTTGTGCTACAGCTAAGACATACTCATTATAGTTTATGTCTAACTGATACGATACTCGTCCAATCTTTGCACACTGCTCTATAGAATCTGCATAGATTAGAATAACTTGATTATGGAAAATCTCTATAGGAATCTTAATCGAGTAATCTAACATAATTATTCTTGCACTGGAGGCGGGCTATATTTAGGAACATCATCATAGATAGCACACTCAGAAAGTGTCACCATATTAGCTGCGGATACTCCATTACGTACAGACTCTAATACAACTAATGTAGGATCTATTACTCCTTGATCTATAAGATTCTCGTAAGTTTTAGATGCCGAGTTGTACTGTTGAGTAGGGGGCATCGCCTCAAATATGTCAACAGAGTTTTCACCTGCATTAGAAATAATATGATGTGCTGGAAGTGTAATAGCGTCTATAAATGCCTCTACGTGTTCTTTAGGAAGGTGTGGCGCATTGATAGACTTAGAAGCATTAACTAATGCAAAACCTCCACCAACTACGAAACCATGTGTAAGCGCTGCCTTCACTGCTCTGATAGCATCATCAATACGATCTTTCTTTTCTTTTAACTCTGTCTCAGTTACAGCTCCTACATATAGAACTGCTACTTTAGCTACTAGCTTAGCTAGGCGCTCAACGAGTTTTTCTTTGTCATAAGCTGCATCAGCGAGTGGAATAGACGCTCTAATCTTATTAGCTCGTTCTTGAATCTCATCAAAATCTCCTTTAGGATTTAAGAATAGCGACTCATGTTCTGTAACCACAATCTTCTCGCATGATCCAAGTTGTTGGAAAGTAGTATTCTCGATTAGTTGTGCCTTAGTAGAAGTGATTAGTTCAGCTCCAGTAAGTATAGCTAAGTCCTCTAAGATCTCAGTACGACGTGTCCCATAAGCTGGCGCCTTTATCATTACAACAGGAAAACCAGAACGTACTTTATTAAATACAAACAACTGAACTACTTGAGTATCAAAATCATCTGCAATAAGTACGAGAGGTCTACGATTGGTTAAAGCTAAATCACCTATACCAACTACGTCCTGAGCAGAACGTACTTTCTGATCCGTAATAAAGATAAGGGGATTCTCTAGAATACATTCTTTCCGATTAGGGTCTGTAATAAAGTAAGGAGACAGATACCCTTTAGGTATAGACGTACCTTCTTCTACTTTGATAACAGTATCAGACGACTTAGAATCATCCACCGTAACTATACCTTCTTTACCTACTTCATTAAATCCTTGTGCTATAAGATTACCTAATTCATAATCATTATTAGCTGATATAGACGCAATATTAAAAACATCTTCAGGAGACATCTCTGCGTGTGCTTGCATTTTTATAGCGTGCTCTACCTGCGTAAGTAGCTCTTCAAACGACCGTTTAATATCAATAGGAGAATGTCCTTGTTCGATTAGTGCTTGAGAGCGTAGTATAAGAGCTCTTGCTATTACTGTTGCGGTTGTTGTATTGTGTGTTACTATATAATTGTCCGTGATGTACAAGTTATCAGGATTAGATACCTTGATACACTGCATCTCAGTTTTTTGGGTTGTTTGACGTACGTCTATAATTTTATCACCATACTTATAACCTTTCAATTGAGTAATCCTATGTATGGAAACGGTAGAATAGGACCCTTCATCATTATCCCTTGTATGCAATCTATAATGTGTACTATATCCTAAACCTCTTACTAGCTCAAGAAAATCGTTTGACAGTTGTTCACTTACAGTACTATATTCAAATAAGCCTCTCTCATTAATATATCCATCAGTGTCTAAAATACCTCTAAGAAGATTATCTCTTACCAAAGAATTATTATACAAATAAGATTTAGGAATAAATTTAGTCTCACTAAGAGTACCGTACAATTCTAAATCTTTTAAAGATTGTTTTAACTCTTCGCTTTTAAATTTTACTCTAAAATAATTCTTCTCTTCAATAAAAGAAACAGTATGTTTTACATTAGATGGAATCTTACTTAGTATGTGTGTTTTTGACACACCTAAAGATAATTCTATCTCCCCAGTGCCAGATAGTGATCCATCTCCTATGAGGAGTCCTAATAAATAGGGATCTATAGGAGTATTTTTGTCAGTAAACTCCACAATGGTTTTAGGAGTAAAAAATCTGTGTCTAAAACTTCCATCAGATTCGTTAACGTGAATCTTGGCTTTTATCATATCTTTTAATGATAAAGTTTTAGTAAGCCCATAATTAGTAGTTACAGTCCATAAGTGATCTTCGCAACATTGAACTACTCTACCATCTGAAAAAACTACTTCATAAATTTCTTTTTCTCCTTTAGGGAAGATCTCTATTACCTCCTGTATAGTACCATTAGTACCACAAATTTTAGTACCTACTTCTAGTTCACCCATAGTGGTGAACCCATCCGGAGTAAGTATCTTCGCATATAATGGCTGAGGGCCATCTCCTGCTGTATCACCAGACTTAGACGCTGCTTGTTTTATAATCTCTGCTCCTAAATTCTGGAGTGGATTAGCTAATGGTGTAATATACTTAGCAACTGTAACACCATCCTTAGATACCTGAGGTACACCATAAGGGTCCATTACTACGTTACGACCTTTAGGGCCTAGCGTAACAGACACTGCATCAGCGAGTATATTCACTCCTTCAATTAATTGTTTCCGGGCTTCCGGATTAAACGTAACTATCTTTGACATATTCTTTATATAATTCCTTTTTCTGTTAATGATTCTTCAATAGCCCCTCTAGTAACGGACTCTACTTCTTTCTGATATTCTTTTTCTATCTCTCTATACTGTTTCATCATTGGATGAAAGTCTTTCATAATCTTAGTAAGCATCTCATAAGTAGTCTCATTGTATGCCTGAGCATTTATAAACGAGTTTATCTCAGATAACTTTTTTTTCCATGTCGCTAGGAATCTTTCTGGCGCCGTAGGTAAGCACTCAATAATCTTAGAGATTACATCTTTGTAAGCATCCCAATCAAACTTAGGATCAGACTTTAAGTAGTCTTTATGAATAAGTGATTTAGACGTATCTTGATCGAAGTCCGAAAACTTAGACTTAGGATGTACAAGTAACATCATTGCCCACATATGCTTAGATGGAACCTTAGACTCATGCTCTTTTGCGAATAAAACCTTTAGTACGGGATTAGAATAGAAATCCGAATTTATATCAAAATTATCCAGCATTTGTATTAGACTTTAGTTGATTAATAAATTCTGCGTATTGTTCAATATTATTAACTAAAGAATTCCATTGTGCTTCTGACATAAACTCAGCCCACCTTCCAGCCTTATCTTGCTTGAGTGGAGCATAATACATATTAGGAGTCTTACATCCACATAGCTCACACTTCCCTGCAATGTCACAAGACTGACACAAGTATCTCCGTAACTCTACCTGTTGAGATTGATAGGTCGGAAGATTTGATTTTGTATAATACTTTAAATTACCTTGTAGGAAATTGCCTACATCAGAAGCTGTTGGAATCATTATGCTACGTTTTCTGTAGGTTCAGTAGTTGGTGCAACTTGTGCTGCTGCGAGAGCATTTACTTGTTTGCGCCATTCTTTAATTTGAGCAATAATGTTTTCTATTACAGTCTTAATAGTAGAGAAGTTAGACAATACCCAATATAGTTTCTTGAAGAACTTACCATCTTGATTAACAAATGGAGATTCGAGAAGTAGTTTCTCAATAGCTTCAATTACTTTACCAAAGTAATTCGCAATATTAATCGCATTCTGTGTTTGAGCTTTTGCTTCAGCTTCAGCAGTTTGAAGTTTAGCTACGTATTCTAAAAGTGTGGCTTTATTAGCCGTTGCAAGTTGTGCAGATGTCATGGTTATAATTAGTTAATTTTAGATTCAATTAATGTGTGTGGGATACATATCAGCCCCTTAAAATCTTGTACCTGTTTAGATCTATCCATATAGAAATGGAATGTATCTGAGCTAAGAGCCTGTCTAGATACTAATACATTATCTCCAATATTTAGAGATACTTCCTCATTTAGTTTTTCTATGGCTTTTGCTCCCATTGCTAAGATAATGCCTTGAGCATAATATTTCTGTTTAGAAGGTCTAGTCGTAACCTTACCTCCATCAGTCTCTGCTAACTCACTAGCAGGTATCCATAATCCTCCCTCACTCTTCGTGTGTTCCTGAATCTGAATCAACTGAATCAAGACTCGATCTCCAAGGAGGGTTAAATTCGTATCCATAACGGGTTTTAAAATCTCTTCGTTGTTCATCTTTCCTTGTTAAATCTCTAAGTTTCCATAAATGCTGGAAACGTTCTTTTGTAATTTTACCTTTTCTTAAATAGTCAATAGCATTTACTCTAAGATAATGATTAAGTATAGACGTCTTAGTTCGCATTACCCCTAAATAAGGTATTCTTATTCCAGCATAAGTTGGATACTCTAGCTGTTGCCTCATAGTTGAAAATACATGCGCCATTACAGACGCTACTTGATCTTTCGTATACCCAGTCTTATTTGCTACCTTCTCTATTATTGGAGTTATCTTTGTTGCTGGATGTATCATCTTTCTTCTGAGGCATTTTAAAAGTTATAGCTGCCCCGCTACCTTTCTGAAATTCTGAGAAGACATTAAGTAGATGCTTAGGAAGATATAGTACTTTATCCTCATCTCTTCGTAAGAATCCTTTCGTAGTTAGCGCATGAATCCTATTATTAATATTAGGTATCGTAATCTTTAAGTGTTCCACTACCCTCTTCTTAGCTCCCATAGAGAACCTTTGATACTTAAACTTCTCTTCAGGTAATATAGTAATAGAAGCTATTAACTCCATTTCTCCATGAGTAAGCTGTTGAGACGGATCTAGCAGTAAGTTAGTAATCTCTAAGTACTTTATTAAAAATTCATACTCAGTTAGTGGATGGTAGTTAATTGTCATAATTTAATCTTCTATTGTAGCCCACTGAAGTCCACCTGTTGTAGCAGTTAATGTCGTCGATAAAGAACAGTTTGTAGATGCGCTACTAGTAATAGTAAGTGGGCGATAATCGTACATAGTAGTAAGTGTAGGGTTATAGTAGGGTGTGTTAACTATGCTAGTACTCGAATATCCTGAGAATGCCGAGTACTCTACTAAAAAGGGCGAACGATCACCTCCACTCGATCCATTTGTTCAGCATGAGTGTCTTCAATATCTCTAGCAGCATGAAGCTTTACTTCATCTTGGTTTAGAGCTAGTGTATAAGTAGGTTCTACAATTAATTGTGTACCATCGTCTTTATGATGAAAAAGTACAGCGTATTCAAATAGTTTCTTCTTTGTCATTATGTGGTTCTTTATCTACGTACAAAAATCCATCAGGATCATTTATTGCTTTTAGGATTCTCTCAAACAATCCTTTTAAATATTCTAAATCTGGTTCAATACCTGTTTCAATTGTTAGCTTAGATCCGTCAGGCCCAGACCACACACTTACGTACCTTTCTGGAGTCATAATAAATCTTTTAAATTAAATACCTCCTGACCTAAATTGTTCAGCTCTTTCTTCGAGCTCGTTATCGAAGTATTCATTTGGGTAAACAGTTTCATCATCTGTTGACATTGCTTCTGATAGAGAAGTGTTGTTCTGTTCAAGGAGAAATCGCCAATTAGCGAGATCCGCGTCTGTTACTCCCATAATAACATCTCCACTTAACTCCGCATTTGTAGCTTTATCAGGGTATCGTAATAACATATAATTACCAAACGACACTAGCGCAGATGTATGCCAACCTCTGACACAAAGAGTACTTTTTCCTTCTTCCTCAATTTGGAATAAAATAGGAGCGTCTAAATCTCCAAAAAATTCATATTCCTTACCGTCACGAATTTCGCTTGTATAGTGTGTAATATCTTCAGGTTTCAATTGTGCCACCTCTTCTTCTGTTAAATATTCTTGATCTTCCATAGTTTGTAGTTCTTGTAATTTTTGTATTAATTCAAATTTAGCATTTAGTGGAACAGTGTGACTACCTATAACATTAGATAGATACATTTGTCCCTGCTGTGTGTTTCGCATTTTGGTTACGATCTCTAATTGCATTTGCTTCCTTTTCTCCATACATTAATATATGTTCTAGATGTGGGACCCACTCAACTTCAAGATCTTTAGCCCCTTCTAAATATGGACGATTATCTTCTGGTAAATTAAACAACTCTTTTACTAATTCTTTTGTTATCTCTGAGTGTCTCTTATTCTCTACCATCTCTATAAGAGTAGGATGAAAAACGGCTTCCTTTGGCAACTCATTCCACGTACTAAATCCAGCTCCGAATCCTCCAGATACGAGAACTCCTACTTTACCATCTCTAATTACTTGTTTCATTCTTCTCAATTAATTTTATAGGAATCGCTCCGTACTTATAAAACTCTTCAAATCTTTGCATTAACATATAGTGATTACAAATATATTCAAAAGGAGGTTTTCCATCATTAGGTTCTATAGGTTGGCAACAATCATTTATCTGTATCTGTGCTAGTTCCTGTGGCGTCTTCATATTTCTTTTTCGACTGATTAAATATTCTGTATAACGTTGCCTTTTGTCCATTAGGAGATGTAATTCTTTCTAAAGTTTCCGAGGAAGATTCTAAGTCTAAATCGAGAAAAGTACTAACACCGTAACTCTTATCTTCTGTTGAGTACTCAACTATTAATCTATGTGAAGCTATTCCTAATTCATATAAGGTAGTTCCGAAACTTTTATTTGGATACTGCTCCAATCTTTTAGATATTAAATCTAGTAACTTTTTATTTTCTACAGTCATAATCTACTTATTATAAGACCTAGTATTCTGTAATTTCTGTTTCTCGAAAGTAGTAAGTTCTCTAATAAAAGAGAATGATTCTACCTCATTCATATTTATAGCTTTCAATGCCTCCTCTCTAGATACAGCATTAAAATGAAATACCTCAGTTTCTATTTCATGTGGCTTTCCTTTATAAGTAAATCTATACCCTGCATGACAACCTTTAATCCAATCACATATAGCAAAGTAACAACTCTTCTTTAAAGTAACCTGATATACTCCAGCTCCATTTGCATTAGTCTTTTGCTTCTCAGGAGATTTCAATCCAATCTTATCTTCAGGAGATAAAACAACATCCAGAGCTATAACCTTACCTATGGCGCTATAAGTATTATTAATGGGAACCTCTTTAGGAGGTATTCCTGCCCCTTGACTTTCCCAACGTTTATTTAAAGCGTAAGCTAAGTTATCCTCAAACTGTTTCTTTTTGACCGGAGCTACATACTTATTATAAGCCTTATGAATAGAATGCTTTAGTTTCCTATTCTTTGCATATAACTCCTTTATCTTAGAAGAAGCTGCTTTTGATTCTCTAGCTAACCTACTTTTATACGCATCATTAGACATCTTAAGATAAAAAAGCTGCCGCTCAAACTCATTGTTAGCAGCTACTACTTGAAGAAAGTGATCCTCTAATGTTCCGTTTGTACTAAAATTAATTTTCATTTTCTAAATGATTTAAGCGCTTCCTCCCTATTAGGAAAGTATTTTCCTGTCCAACTATTAGAATTATCATAAGGATTGTAAGACCATGTATAATCTTGTGAGCTAATATATCTATCAACTCGTTCAGACTCCTCTACAGAATTGAGACTACTTCTTAACTCATGTTTTAAACAAGCCGTCTTAAAATCTCTAGCAACAACTGTATCTACTAATTGTGGCTCTGTAGAACCATGATGCCCTTGTCCTAAGTGATAATAACCTACCCATATCTCATGAGGTGTTGGAAGTGGATACTTTGAGGTCTTCTCTTTAGGCTCACTAAAATCTATAAAATCAACTCTATAGCTTTCTATCATAATATTTAAGTTGCTTAGGGCGGAGGCCGGATATTACATCCGACACCTCCTAGTCCTAAGGTTGTTCTTTTAGATGACTGCGCATCTTATTACTTAGATACCTCTCAGTTTTAGATACAATTTGAAACATCGTATGTATATCAGGTATCTCATCAAACTCTTTTAAATTAAAAAGTTTAGCAATCTTTACGATAGTTTCTACATCTCCACCCTCATAAAACAATGTAATTGTATCTTCCATAATTAAACAAATATTCTAGAATTACGTAGCATCTTTTTTAAATTCTCTATTTGCTCATCTTGAGCTTTTATTAGAGAAGTCTTAACTTCATTAAGAAGTTTATACTGTGCGAGCTGCTCTTCTAAAGTCATATTTTCCATATTAATCTATAGTGGGGAACCAGATTTGGTCCTTTTGTAACTTTAATTTTTGCTCTTTTGTAAGAAGCTTATCCATTAACTGTTTAAACTCCTCAGCATTTTTTCGATAGTAGTTATTTAAAACTAAAAACTCTAATTCGGACCCTCTATTAATTTTTATCATAACATTTATTAAGTAGATGTGACAGGGGTCGAACCTGCACCCGCGACGATTTAACTAGCCACTTGCGGACAATATATCTGGCGTCTGCCATTCCGCCACACATCTTAACATACCGAGATTCGAACTCGGACCATACCCTTGGGCACGTGCTACCGTTATACCATATGTTATTTTACCAATTAGTAATTTACACAATGTATTTAATAGATCAAAGGTAATACATAGAATAGTAAAATACCTAATTTTTTAACAACTATTTTTAAATTATTTTTTACCTCTCTAAAACATGCTCTAATACCATATGAAAATCCTCAGTAGTAGGTATCCCTCTATACAACGCATTATCAAAATCATACCCGTATATAAGCTCTACCATATTAAACTGTAGATTAAGAAACAATAATAAATTATCATCCATACAATACCTATAAACCAATCCAGCATCACAATTAATATACAATAAAAACCCCCTAGACTCTATATAAGAGAGAGGATCTAGAGGATACACTACTCCATCATTCTGATTATTCCTCTTCCTTATCCTTCTTCCTTTCTTCTTTAGAACCATAATACTCAGCCCGAAGCATATTTAATCTTCCTTAATAAGTAACTTAATAGACATAGAAATCCCCTATCCCCCGTTTTTTTGTTTCGTTGGATTGTCTGTAAATTAATATTAGACTTCAG